TATGCGGAAAACGTGAGAAGGAAACGCAATGGTTAATGGATTTTATTGCGTATAGCACACAGAACATAGGAAAAAAAATTAAACACTCACCATTAATACAAGGTTTTGAAGGCGATGGCAAAAGCACCATAGCCGATGTTATCGCGTGTTGCCTTGGTGGGCGTAACGTGAAGCCGCTGCCGCCTACAGCACTTCAAGACAAGTTTACCGGATGGGCAGAAGGGAGCTGCATGGTCGTGCTTGAAGAATTGCGCGTTGCTGGGCATAACCGTTTTGATGTGCTTGATACCATTAAGCCAATGATAACCAATGACACCATTGATATTAGGCGCATGAATCGTGATAACTATTCAATTGTGAATGTAACTAATTATATTGCCTTTACTAATCATCGTGACGCATTGCCGTTAAACGATCATGACAGACGATGGGGAATACTTTTTTCGCCTTATACTGACATCCACGACATGGCGCGTGATGTGGGCGATATTTACGAATATTTTGGAAAAATACGAAATGCAATAGCAAATTTTGGCGGTGATATTAGACGTTTTTTTCTTGATTTTAAAATTAGCGATGATTTTAAAGCGTATGGGCATGCGCCAATAACCGATGAAAAACGCTCAATGATTGCAGCAGAAAAAGGCAGTGAGCTTTTAGACTTAATTGAGTTTATTAAAAAAGGTGGTTATGGATACAGCACGAGTATTATTTCAAGTTCACTGTTAATGAAAGCAATCGAAAATAATTCGTTTTCAGATTATGAATTCCCCGAAATAAACCACAAGAATATGCGCAGGATTTTTGAAAACATGGGTTATATGAAAGTCGATAAGCAGGTTAAATGGAATGGTGTACCTCAAAGACTGTGGGTAAAAAAAGCCGCTGATTTTGATAATGATAGATGTCGTCAACTTTTGAATGAAACTTTATCGATTGATGATGACTTTTAAGTGATAAAGGTAACAGTAAATTACACATGGTAACAGTTGGAAAAATCTTCTGTTACCTACTCAAAGCCTTTAATTATCTATATTTATATCCTAAAGGTAACAGGTAACAGTAAATATAGAATTAAAAAGAATAAATAATAAAAATAAAATTTTTTATAATAGGGAATAGGGTTTTTAAAAAACTGTTACCTGTTTTTTACTGTTACTTTTGTCCTCAAAACCTAACACCCATGCAGGTTGTGGAGGTAACAGTAAAAGGTAACTTTACCGTTACCTTTTGATTTCGCATTAATATTTGACAATTATAATTTACAAAGTTATCATTTAAAGAACCAACCAACTCAGAAATCACTTTATGGCGATTTATCAATAACTGGGTTGGTTGGTTTAACCATGAAGAATTAAACCCTAACGCGTGTCCTCTCGCACGGGAAAAAGACGGGAGCAGTTTTACCGCAGCATTTTCTGATAATTTTGCACTGCGGGGTTATGGTTTAATTACTTGATGGTTAAATTAAACAGGAACAAGAATGAAAAATACACTGACAGATTTAAACAATCATTTATTTGCTCAAATGGAAAGATTGAGCGAAGAATCATTAAGTGTTGAGCAACTTGCTTTTGAAGCAGAACGCTCAAAAAGTTTGACGATTATTGCGCGTACAATTGTGGATAATGCGCGTTTAGTCCTTGATGCACAAACACGCATTAATGACATTCCAGAACGCAAAGAACTTCCTGCTATTTTAAAATGAACAGTGGACGGTTTCAGAAAGGGTTTACGCCTTGGAATAAAGGCGTTAAAAAATCAACTGGTGAATCAAAAACTCGATTCAAAAAAGGAAATGAAACATGGAACACTCGACCATTAGGTGATGAGCATGTTGATAATGATGGGTATATTCGTGTTAAAGTGGCTGAAACAGGAACAAAAAAAGAACGCTGGCAATTAAAACATCGATTAATTTATGCTAAACATTATGGCGAAATAACAGGTGAAACTATTGTTAGGTTTTATGATAACGACAAACAAAACATGAATATCGAAAATCTTTATGCGGTAACAAAAGCTGAAAACGCTGTTTTAAACCGGTTAAAATTTGCTAATGAACCAATCGAATTAAAGCCAACTATACTCGCTATGGTTAGAATGTGCTTAAAAGCAAAGATTCCTTATAGGGTAAAAAATGGAAATTACACAACGCAAAACGGCTGATTTGATACCGTATGTGAACAACGCACGAACGCACAGCGAGCAGCAGGTTTTGCAAATCGCTGCAAGCATAAAAGAGTTTGGTTTTAATTCGCCTGTCTTGGTTGATGGTGAGAATGGCATTATTGCCGGTCATGGTCGCGTTATGGCGGCTAAAAAGTTAAATCTTGATGAAGTACCAACCATTGAGCTTAAACACCTCACTAAGACGCAAAAGAAAGCATATATTCTTGCAGATAATCGTTTGGCGTTGAATAGTGGTTGGGATAATGATTTGTTGGCGTTAGAGCTGGGTGAATTATCCGATGACGGGTTTGATTTGGATTTGCTTGGGTTTGATGATACAGAATTATCATTGCTTGATGAAGTAGAGCAAACAGAAGGTTTAACAGACGAGGACGCTGTGCCTGATGTGCCAGACGATCCTATTACTAAACTTGGTGATGTTTGGCTACTTGGAAATCATCGGTTGATGTGTGGAGATAGTACAAGTATTGATGCGGTAAATAATCTGCTTTTAAACCAAAAGGCGCAAATGGTTCACACTGACCCGCCATATGGTGTGACTTACCAATCGAATATGCGTACAAAGTCAGCTAAGTTTGAAGTTTTGCAAAATGATGATGTTTTTTTAGATATTGCACCAACTATTGCAGCATGTTCGGATGGATGGGTTTTCGTATGGACAAGCTGGAAAGTTATTACAAAATGGATTGATGCTTTTAATGTTTTTGATTACCCAACTAATCAGGTTATATGGTTTAAAGCGGGTGGTGGAATAGGTGATTTAAAAAAAACATTTAGCAGCGACTATGAAACTGCTTTAGTTTGGCATCGTGGAGCAGAACTAACAGGAAAGAGAGTAGGAAGCGTGTGGAAGGTTGGTAAAGACGGCTCTAGCAAATATCTGCACCCTACGCAAAAACCAGTAGCGTTGGCAGAGGAAGCGATAGATAAAACAACTAAGGCAGGATGGATTGTTTTAGATTTATTTGGCGGAAGCGGGTCAACATTGATTGCTTGCGAAAAAACAGGACGCATTAACCGCAGCATGGAACTTGACCCAAAGTATTGCGATGTTATCGTAAAACGCTGGCAAGACTTCACAGGCAGGCAAGCCACATTAGAATCAACGGGTGAAACTTATGGCTCTCACACCTAAACAAGAACGCTTTGCACAACTCGTTGCAGAAGGAAAAACACAGGCGGACGCTTATCGTGGGGCGTTTGATACCAAGCCAACAACTAAGCCTGAAACAATACAAAATAGTGCTTATAAGCTAATGAATGACCCCGACATTTCCGCGAGGGTTGACGAACTACGCAAACCAATCATTGAAGCTGTTGGCATTACACTCGAATCGCATTTAAAAGACTTAATGACATTGCGCAACCTTGCTGTTAAAAACAATCAAATCAATGCGGCTATTACGGCTGAAATTGCCAGAGGTAAAGCAGCAGGCGTATCAACAGATCGTGTTGAAGCAACTATAAAAACAGCCTCAATAAAGAAATTTGAGTTTATTGAGGATGACGGATTAGATGACGATGACGACGAAGATTAGAGTAAGCACTCCGCAAAAAAAGTTCATTAATTCAAAATCAACACATCCAGCAATGGTTGCAGGATATGGAGCGGGAAAAAGTCACGCGGCAGTGTTAAGGATTATTAAACTTGCGTTACAATATCCAGCAATGGATTTTGGTTTTATTGAGCCGACATACGATTTAATTAGATTGATTGCGTTTCCACGCTTTGAAGAAATACTGCAAAAACTTGAGATAGAATATAAATTAAATCGAAGTGATGCGACCATCAAACTAGAGAACGGTTCACAGATAATATTTAGATCGGCTGACAACCCAGAGCGTTTGGTTGGGTTTGAAGTCGCTGACGCGGTGATAGATGAGGCTGATACGCTACGCATAGACCAAGCAAGAACAGTATGGGTTAAAATGCTTGGAAGATGCAGACAAAAGAAACCAGACGGGAGAAAAAACACTCTTGCGGCAGTATCAACACCAGAAGGCTTTGGTTTTATGTATGAGACTTGGGGAAAAGAAAAGCGCAAAGGATATAAGCTAATCAAAGCCCCAACAAGCTCAAACAAAAGGCTTCCTGCTGGATATGTTGATCAATTAAAGGCAACCTATTCAAGCGCACAATTATCCGCGTATCTTGATGGCAATTTTGTAAACCTTAACGCTGGGAGCGTCTACCATGAGTTTGACAGAAATCTTAATTCATCCATTGAAGTTATTAATTCAGACGATGTTTTGCATGTTGGGTTGGATTTTAACGTTTCCAATATGTCTGCTGTTATTCATGTATTGCGCGGTGACAGCGTTCATGTTGTTAATGAACTCACTGGCGTGTTCGATACGCCAACAATGGCGCGGCTATTAAAAGAACGCTACCCAACACACAGAATTTTAATTTATCCTGATGCAAGCGGTAACGCTCGAAAATCAAACAACGCAAGCGAATCAGATCACAGCATTTTGCGCTCGTACGGGTTGCAAGTGTTGGTTAATTCACGCAATCCATTCATTAAAGATCGCGTGTTATCGGTTAACGCCATGATTCACAATTTAGGCGCAAGACGTTATTTTGTTAATGCGCAGTATTGCCCGATGCTGGTTGAATCACTTGAAAAGCAATGCTATGCAAAAACGGGTGAGCCTGACAAAGCTGGTGGATTTGACCACGTTGTTGATGCAACAGGTTATTTTATTGCGTATAGATACCCGCTAGTTAATAATAGGCCATCATTTGCAGCAATTACAGGAATATAAAAATGGCAGTCGATACAAAACACAGCGAGTATCACGAATATTA